ACAATTGAAATAATATTAATAAATACCAAATAATATTATTTGAGTATTAGTATTTAAAATGATAGACAATTAAATATTAGATGACATCATATACAACCCAAAATAGTTTATTACTTAATAATTTATTACAATTTTACGACAAGGATGATAATCTTGAGGTGATGTTGAATATCATTAATGGGGAGTCGCCAATCTCTCTGCGAATTGTGGATTGGTTTGTAACTAACTATGCGAAACAGAAATTTACTGTATATAATTTGGAGGAAGGTGGTGGTCGGTTCAAGGTATACAATGATTATAAATTAAAATTAAAGGCGTATTCAAAGAAACGTTTTGATCCATTTTGTAGGTGGGATAGAATAACGATTCCATACAAGGAAGACAAGCTGATCCAGACAACAATTGGCCAGTTAAATTTTTTCAAGTGGGCGCTTGAAAATGAAATAATCTCGTACATCAAGAATAATTACGCAGATATAGAAAAGGATATGAACAATAGAAATAGCACTTCGAAACGCAAACTAGTGCTTAACAATAGCAAGACAAGAAAAAAACGCGAGGAGCTATCTATATCCGCATCCAAAACAATTAAACAGGAAAATGTATCAGTAACAATTAAATTTGATTGATTAATGTGAATACAATATAAAAATTACAATTCGTTTTTATTAATGGGGAACTCTTTAACTATTAATAAAATAAATTTCGAGGATGTTCAGGAAGCAATCCGAAAAGATTATGTAATAGTAAATACGCTTACTATTAACAAACAGAATTGTCTTATAGATAAAACTCTCTCTGCTACAGACGAAGTATCGGTTGTCAATCGAGCGATAACCTCTGGTAAATTAGGAGATAAAATAATATTATATGGAGAGAACTCTACAGATAACAGCGTATACTCCAAATACAAACAGTTGTCCGACCTTGGATTTGATAATATTTCTGTATATCTTGGTGGACTATTTGAGTGGTTGCTTTTACAGGATATATATGGTGCCGATTTATTTCCAACCTCAAAAAGAGAACCAAACCACCTTCAATATAAAGGAGCAAAAAAAATAGACGTTAAAATGATAGAATGAGTTGTTTAATGAGATATTTGGGATATTTACACGTTGTATTAATCGGACACCTCATCCATTGCGCGATTGGCAAGCTCGTCGGCCGCGGCATTATTGTTCCGCTTCACATGGATATATTGGACGTTTTCAAAATTAAGCAACGCTTTTTTTGCCTCGTTGTAAAGCGGTTTTAGATTATCAGACTTAACGGTATATGTCCCATTAAGTTGGTTTATTACAAGAAGAGAGTCCCCCTTGATTATTAAATGTTTAATGTCAAGCTCGCACGATTTTTTAACACCCAGTATGAGTCCCATATATTCTGCGTAATTGTTGGTCTGTGTGCCAAGTGACAATGAACCTTCGTAAACAATTCTATATGCGCTGTCGTAAATGACATATCCACACCCCGAAGGTCCAGGGTTTCCGCGACTCCCTCCATCAAACATCATAACATAGTTATCAACCGTCTCAATGTTTATACAATTCTCAATCGTTTCAATCAATATATCGTTATAATCCTTATTCTTATTATCACCGCATCCGTCAAGCACAATAGTTGTTTCGCTCTTATCTTGTCTCAACCACTCTTCGTGATAGCTGTGACACTTCGTAAGATATTCGATTGGAATATTCTCTCCCACTCGCCCGCGCTTCATTACACGCTGATGTGCGATTTCTGGGGTGGTTCTAATATATATGTAATTAATATCGGGAATATCACCAATAAATTCATTAAACCATCTGTTGTATATCTCGTAATTAATGGTGTCTATCTTATCCTCATCATACAACATCTTGGCAAAGACCATCTTGTCGGTTAGTAGACTGCGCTCCGTAATAATATACTTGTACCCTTTTTTGATTGCCTTTTGTAGTTGAGATAGTCGTGTTATATATGCCATCATCTGAAATGAGAACGCATATTTTTCCTGATCCTCATAGTATTTTTCAATAATAGTGCTACCATTTTCATCACATATCGTCTCCCATTCAGTTACCGGCTCTAGAAGGAAGTGAACGTTTTTGTTTCTAAAGAAACGCTGTTTTAGTTCTTTAATTATAGTTGATTTACCCGAACCAATGTTGCCTTCGATTGAATAGATGTGTTGAGTCATTTTGATACGTGTATTACTATTATTTATAATTAAATCAATTTTAAAATTGAATTAATAATATACCAAATATTAATGTTACAAATGGATTTTAATCAGTGTAAACTAACCAAAACCGAATGGAACAGCATTGAAATTCCCGTAACGGAAAATGAGAAATATATAAGTAATCTTATTATTCGCGGATTTAATAATGTCAACATCACTATTAATAAAAGCACATCACTAATGTCGTTTCTGAAGATTACATCAAGCGAAACATTAGATAGTTATGTTTACTGTAAATACATACAGAGCGACATGAATAATGTCCTGAATACATTATCCGAGACCGTAAAACAAAGATGTCTATTTATATCTATTAAATCTAATAACATAGCCATTAAAAAAGCAGACGCAATACGATTCGGCAACACAGATAAACAGCTATCACAGCATAAAAAAACTATAGTTGAATTTGTGGTGGTCCATATTATTGACAAGCTTTGTAAATATTACAACAAGAAAAATGATAAGTGGGTATTCTATTACTATACCCTATCTAAAATGATGCAGTTTAATTTTGAATCATTCAATCGTATTCTTAAAGAGAATGCTATGAAGGTTGTTGAGATATTTAATTCTGAGTGTCAATATAACACAATTATATCCAGAGGAACTGATTATATAGAGAATAATACCTATCTATTTGATTATGCTGATGACAAATTATATGAGCATCAAAAACAGCTATTCACATTCTGTAAGGATAAGAACCCAAAACTGGTTCAATATATTGCACCTACTGGTACTGGAAAAACGATGTCTCCGCTAGGTCTTTCAGAACACTCACGTGTTATATTCGTATGTGCTGCTCGCCACGTCGGTTTGTCGCTAGCCAAGGCCGCCATTTCGGTAGGCAAGAAAGTGGCGTTTGCGTTCGGGTGTAGTGACGCAGAGGATATTCGCCTACACTATTACGCAGCCAAAGACTATACCACAAACTGGAGAAGCGGCGGTATCGGAAAGGTGGATAATACTGTTGGTAATAAGGTTGAAATAATGATTACAGACATCAAGTCCTATTTGCCGGCGATGTATTATATGCTTGCTTTCAATAGTAAACAGGATATCATTCTCTATTGGGACGAGCCAACTATTACTATGGATTACGATGACCACGAATTTCACAGTATTATTCATAAAAACTGGACGGATAACCTTATAGAAAATGTAGTGTTGTCATCTGCGACACTCCCGCAATACGAAGATATGCAAGAAACCATTGGTGATTTCAAGTCGAGATTTACGGATGCGAATATTCATACAATTGTCAGTCACGACTGTAATAAAAGCATCCCAATCATTAATAAGGCGGGATACATCGAGATGCCACACTTTATGAGCCCGAATTATGAGGAGGTTCAAACAATCGTCAAGCACTGTAATAAATACAAAACCCTCTTGCGATACATTGATTTCGAAGAGGCGATTGTCTTCATACAAAAGGCAAATGAAATGGAGGCGTATGACTCGCGTCAGTTTTCAATATCGCATAATTTCCACGAGGTAAATGATATCACAATGGCGAGCATCAAATTATATTATTTGAAGTTGCTTGGAAATATCAACCCCGATAAGTGGGACGGACTTATTTCATCTCTTCGGCAGAAATTGTATCATCGTTCAACGATTCATATGGTTACGAGCGATGCGCATACACTAACAAACGGCCCGACGATATTTCTCGCCGACGATGTAAATAAAATAGCGCGGTTCTGTTTACAAGAGGCGCGCATACCCGAACAAATCATACAGAACATTCTGGGCGTTATTAGCTATAATAATAACATTAAAAGCAAAATTAACGTTATGCAAAAGTTGTACGAGGACGGTACGAAGGAGGACGAGAATAAGGAGAAAAAAATGACGGATGGGCGTGTGAGCGCCGATATGCAGCGCCTGATTACGAATATCAAAGAGCTAGAACAATGTATAAAGACTGTCGAGCTGGATAGACAATATATCCCGAATAGTGAGGCACATCTAAGAAAATACAGCGCAACAGTTAACGGTAGCCAATTCCCGTTTACGTGTGATATTACCGATGACATTATCGAAGACATCATGCTGATTGACGACGTTGAAGACATATGGAAAATCCTTCTTATGATGGGCGTCGGTGCGTTTATGCTCCACAACAGCGATAGCTATATTGAAATTATGAAGAACCTCGCACAGGAACAGAAACTATACATGATTATAGCATCTTCCGACTATATTTACGGGACAAACTATCAGTTTTGTAATGGTTATATCAGCAAGGATATGGCATTGATGTCGCAGGAGAAATGTATTCAGGCAATGGGGCGAATTGGACGAAATAAGCTACAACATAAATATAGTATTCGATTTCGTGACGACGGACTTATTATCAAACTCTTTAACGAAGACGAAAATAAACCCGAGGTCTCTAATATGGCTCGTCTTTTCAATAGTTAAATAATATAAATAATAAAATATCTTAATATATAATGAAGTCCTCATTTCTAGGAAACCTATCATTGGGTGCGGTAACAGGCAGCTCGATAGGGATGATGATGTATTTTTTTAATAAGTCTAAACGAAAGAGGGACGGTCACGGATTTGATGGATACGACATTGATAATTACCACGACGAAACATTATATGAAGAGGACTCAACTGACGGCACTTATGATATGGATAGTTCGGTTAAAGAGCCACCGAATCGTATCCAGTCTGGTGATGTTTCCTCCAAATACACGCCAGTTTCCTCTGAAGAGCTCTTCATATGTAATCTTGACGATATGGTTTACTCTAATCTAACTGTTATAATTCCTGAAAACAGATATAAGAAAATTGGTGATTATGTGGAATATGTTGACTATGAGCAATCGGAGGAGTATTTTGAGTAAGTTTTCTATTTTTTATGTAATTAATATTATTTTTAAAATAATATTAACTTTATGGTTTAACGCAGTCGGAGAACTAGGTGGATGGTGGATTCCTTTTGGATATTGTAATCACTCAGTGTGCGACCATCCTCGAGTTGTTTTCCTGCGAAAATAAGTCGCTGTTGGTCTGGTGGAATCCCCTCCTTGTCTTGGACCTTCTGTTTTACATTTTCAATAGTATCACTCGGTTCTACGTCTAGTGTGATTGTTTTGCCTGTCAATGTTTTTACAAAGATTTGCATTATATAATAATATATTGGATATATTATTTAAATTATAAACACTATTGTTCTGTAAGTATTTTAAAAATAACATATTATTTATGATATTTTTATATTTGATTTGATTTACTGATACTAGATGGATCTAGTTCGAGTAGGCAAGGCCGCCCATGCCCGACATGACACGGAGGACGTTGTAGTTGGTCGCGTAGACACGGACCTTGGCGGTCTTGGTGCCCGAGACGGTGGCGTTCGAGAGGACAAGCTGGAGGGTGGCGTTGTCAATGCGCGAGAAATTGCACGAGCCCGACGGCTGGTGCTCCTCCGGGCGAAGGGCGAACGAGTAGACGTTGATGCCCGAGTCCGGGGCGCGGGTGTGCGACTGGAACGGCTGGACGAGGTCGAAGTAGGTGCCCTCA